TCCGACTTTACCTCTGTAATATCTTATCAAGTATCTAACGTTTTCTTGATTGTCAAAGTGTGCAGATTGCTCCTTCATAATCAAAGAAGCTAAAGTGTTTGAGGGCATCCATTGAGGATACTTGGCTAAATAGTCTAAGACTATCTGACCGCTCATAGTGGTTTTGCTTCCACCTTTGTTTTTTGTTGTTGGCATTGGTTTATTTTAGGTTAGTGAATTTAGAATTAAATCCGCCTCCTCCTCTCTACGTTTGACCAATCCATCCAAGCCGACATTCTCCCAAAGTCTTTTGCTTCGCTCTATTTGGTCAGCAATTCCTTCATAGTCAGCTTTAGCAACAAGGTCAACTATTGCCCTCATTTCTTTTCTCCTTTCGCCTTCTAATTTGTTCCCTCTGTTATAAATCATTGAAACCAAAGCACCTCTTGTATCCTCGTTTAAAGTATCAATCTCTGGATAAATACTTTTAGTTAATGCGTAATATTTAGGTAGCGACTTATTAACGAATACATCGTATGCAAAATTGTATGGAATCCTAACTTGTAGAATTTCGCCTCTAAGCATCGTTTTAACCGCCTCACCTTTTATCCCTACTACTTTCCTTAACGCATTGAGAAAGTTTAAATTTAAGCCATCCCAATCGCTAAAGAACTGCTTTTCGGTTACATAACCGCAATCATACCCTAATCCAATTGTTACTCCTGAATCGCCACCAGCCCAAATAGGCTTTTGATAACGCTTCTCGTAAACGGCTCTGCCACCTACTTCGTGCTTAATAATCATCTCAATTGCTTTCTTGGAGATCATTTGTTGGTAAATTTATCTATTGTTGTTAATCCAGCAAAAGCCATAGTCATATAAAATACTAAATCGCCTAAATGGTCGCTTTTAGTTATAACAAATGTTGTAAATAAGCACAAAGCACCAATGGTTGCCAATACCCTTTTATGACTCATTGAGCCAACCTCATCACTAAACATTGATATTATAAACTGCTTAAACTTCATTAGAATTTTTTATAGTATCCAAAAGAATATCCGTTCATTGTAGCCGTTGCCGTATATAAGGTGTTTTTAGCCGTTTTAAGGGCAATTGAACCACCAATACCAATTTGTCCGTTAGAGTGCTTTAAATCGCCTATAAATCCCAAATAAAGCTGGTTTTTTAACTTTGGCTCTATTAACTTGGTAATTGTTATTGTAGGTAAGTTAAAATTGGCACTAAAACCTCTGCCTTGTATCTTGTTTTGACTGATTGTGTCTTGTATGTATGCGTATCCAATAGAATCTATGCGCATAGTATCGGAATAAACCTTTACTTGGTTGTAATCCTTAACGATTGTAATTGTGTCCTTGATTGTGTCTATTAGGTAAATGGTGTCTAAAATGACAAAAGGGATTGAATTTCCCTTTATAAACTTAGTAAAAGTTTTCTGTTGGTAAACTGTGTCGCTTACAATTATAGGTTCACTTTTGGTGTATCGTGCCTCACTTCCGATAAAAAAGATTAGAACCGCCACTAATAGAACGATTACTACCTCTTTCATTATTCTCTATCTTGTTTTTTTTCTAATGCAACAAAAATCTTATTCAAGCTAAGTTGAATATTGTCAAGTTTCTTGGCTATCACATCCTCTTGCTTTTCAACCATATTAACTCGCACCTCTAATTCTTTCAGTTTTAAACTTACTTTTACATAGATGCTAATTAAACCAATTATTATAGCAAGAGCCTGTCCAGCCAAGAAAATTGCAATACTTTCCATTACGCTTCAGTTGATTCTGTTGGTGGATTTTGTTCAGCATTTAATTTACCTAAGAACTGCAATAATGGTAAACCATACGCAGTTGGGATAGTGTTAATGAACGCTTCTAATTCCTTGATTTGTGTTTCGTTTAATGTTATCATAGTTTTTATTTTATATACAAATATAGTTAAATATTCAATTAAATTGCTTCTTCAATATCTTCTTCAATAATTGGCTCTGGAGTAGGCTCTGGTTGTGGAGGTACTGGAGGTACATAATCACCTGTTATTGTTAGGTTAAGTTGTTCAGCTACCCAATCCCAAGCATAAGAATCCACAGTCCATTGAGTGTAGGCTTCTCCTGACATTGTTAAATTACCTTGTGCAACTTGGCTACTTTGTAAACCATCTATATTTTGTTGCATTAAGCAGTAGTAAAATACTGCACTTGTTCCTAAAGATACATTAACTGCATAAGCATTTAATAATGTTGCTTGTAGGTTTTGTCCATTGTCCCAAATTGATACTGGTTGAATTGTTTTCATTTTTATTTTATTTTTATTTTATAAAGGGAATTGTACGCATAAATCACATAATGAATAATAGAATCTAACTGTACTACCACCACCTAATAAATCTCCTTTAGTTAAGGTTATATTATATGTTGTGCTTGGAGTAAGTATGTATCGTTGTGCAATTCCAGAAGTTATTACTTGACCAAAAGAAGTAATTGTTGCACCACTAATACTTTTAGCAGGTTGAGGTACAATTAACATTGAATCATTATTTACAGTACCACTATTTAAACCTGCACTATTAAACCCAACATACAAGTAAACATCAAAACTATAATAGCTTGTGATTGTTCCAGATGTAGAAACAGATGTGCTACCACTTAAAGGATAAACTCCAGTTGAAGGAGTATATACAATAACATTACTTGGAGTTGCAGCTTGTAAATCTTGTTTAACTACTAATTGATTAGATGCCTTAGAAGCGTAAGAAGCATATGAGGTATTTATATATACATAATCATTTGCGTCTGCTTTTGTAATACATTCATTAGAAGTTGGTATAGGTTGCTTTTGAATAAAAACACCTATATTAACCGCATCCCAAAGATTGTTAAAAGTAACTGCTTGATTATTTGCTAAACTTACCCAAGGCATTATAATAAAGTTTTAATAAGTTCTTCTAATTGTGCAATCTTATCTTCTAAGTAAGCAATCTTTGCGGTATGTACTTGAGTATAAGATAGAGTTAAGAAACCATCTTCTCCTTTGATAACTGCACTTGGTAATATTTCTTGTAAATCTTGCGCAAAGTAACCTAATTCTTTTCTACTATTTTTAACATACATTCTTGCAGCAACATTTTCTATACCTTTTGGTTGTTCATAATCTTTTACAAGAATTTTTAATTTACTATCCGAAGTATCAAAGAAGCCTCCTGTTGCTGTAACCGAACCTGTTACGCTTATATTACTTGTTGTAGTAAATGTCCCTGCTACATAAGTATTGCCACCAATATAAAATCTTGAACCATCATTACCTACTAAAACATCACTGCCAACTCCTGAGCCTCTAAAATTACTTAAGAAACCAAAAGCAAAAGATATACTACCATTAAGATTTACTCTATATCCGTTATCCGTTGTAGTACCTATTAATACATTATTACCAACAGGTTGAAGCATTAAAGGATAAGAAACAGCACTATCAATTCTCATTTGTTGAATCCATCCGTGTCCTGTTGTACCATTTAAGCCAAATAACATACCCCAAAGGTTGTTATCACTAAGCATTAAATTACCTGATGCAGTACCTAAAACAGGGTCAGAAGAAGGACTATTTAAAATTTCCACTTTAACTCTAGGGTTAGTAGTACCGAATCCTATTCTAGTTCCACTATCATACATAATAGAATTTCCTAAACTTGTACTTCCTGTCCATTTAGGAACATAACTTGTAGTACCACTTCCTGTTACACCACTTCCTCCACCGCCTCCAATAGTTACCCCGTTAATTTGGAATACCCCGTTAATATTTACATTTCCGTTTACTTGTAAAGCTCCGCCTCCTGTAATTGCAGTTGAAGTGCCTATAAGTACAGTGCTACCATAAGGCTGCATACATATTGGTAGACTTGCAGTATTATTTGAATTTACCCCTTGAAATTCTATATTTGTACCCGCATAAATATAAGCTCCTGTATTATTTGTAGTATTACTTACAAAAATACCATTACCCCCCGCTTTATTAACGTGTAACTTAAATAAAGGGGTATTAGTGCCGATTCCTACATTTAATGAAGAATTAATCATTAATCCTAAAGCATCGCTTGCGCCTCCGTTATAAAATTCTAAAGAACCTGTATTAGTTATTCTTATAGTAGCGCCTCCTGTTTGAGTTGCTCCATTAAAAGTTTGTAAGTATAATCCCGAACTTAAATTATTAGAAGATATAATATTTACTCTTGTATCGGCTGCTTGGGAAATTTGCAAAATAGTAGTAGGATTATTTGTCCCTAAACCTATCCCTACTAATCCGTCTTTTGTAAGCCTCATTCTATTAGCCCAAGTACTGCCATTATAAGTATAAAAGTCTATTCCTGTTCCTGCACTTGTAGCACTACCCGCTATAATACCTGTTTTAGCGGTTGCATCAAAACCAAATTGCAAACCATTATCTGCTTGCGTTCCATCTTGAAAAATTGCTAATCTTCTGCCATTTGTAGAACCAAAAGCAAAAGTAGAATTAGCATTTACACCAAAAGAAAAAGAGTCTATTGTACCTGATATTACATCAAAAGTCTTAGATTGTAACCCGTTAATAAAAACACCATTACCCGTACTTGACATTTCAAACCTATCTACATTATTAGTTCTAATAGTAAAAGGATGATTTGTTCTTGTACCTACATAACCGCTAGAAGTTCCATTATCTGCTACTAATTGAGTCGTAACAGAACCAGTAGTAGATTTTGCAAATATTACACCTCCTGATGCTGCCGAAACTTCTATTGTGTTATAGCTTCCAAAAGTTTCAGGAGAAGTAGTACCTACTCCAAAACTATTTGCAACAGAAACAATACTTGATGTTGTATTAATTCTTAAAGCATTAACATTAGTTGCACTATTAAAAATAAAATAATCATTACCTGCACCTGCTACTTCCCTCATTCCTGCGTACCATTTAAAATCAGTACCTGTTTTATATATTATACCATTATAATCAGTAATTGCATCCCTTGTTAAAAATATACCACCTGCATTTCTATTTATATATAAATCTCCTGTTAATGGCTTAGTACTTCCTGCAGTTAAAGGTAAATAATCCCCTAACGCAGAAGCTAAAGCGTAACTATTGCTATCTACTGAACCATCTGCTTTTAGAAATTGACTTGCAGTACCTCCGCTTTTAATTAATGAAGCAGCAGTAACATTATTTGTAAAAATAGCGTTACCTGTCCAAAATTTATATTGCGCTCCAACAGGTATATTAAAATCCATTTGGTCACTAGAAACACCAAATCCATAAACTACACCTGAAGAAGATGCCCATAATCTTAATTTTAAATTAGCGCCTGCAGTATCGGAAAAGGTATCCCCTAAATTTATTGTTAATGGCGTTGCAGTAGAAGTTCCTGTCCCGATTGCTCCTAATTGGATATTACTTGTAAAAGTCTTTGCACCACTAATTGTTTGAGCAGTACCTAAAGTAACATACCCACTTAAATCAGGTGCATAGTTAGGTATATTTAAAACACCTGTTGTGTTATTATAAGTTGCAGCACCGCTTGTACCTGTTGTTGTTAAGCTAATTGCTGCTCTTGCTAAAGCATCCGTATATTGAGTAATCGTTGAAGCAATTACACCCGTTGTATTGTTGTAGCTTATTCCTGCACCTGCACTTAAAGAAGCTAAAGTAATATAAGCACTTGCATCAACCGAACCATCTGCCTTTAAGAACTGACTTGAAGTTCCACCACTTTTTACTAAAGTAGTTGCGTTTAAAGTACCTATAATAGTTGCAGCGTTACCACTACCACTTGTTTTGTTTATATATAAACCTTCGCCATTGCCACCTTTTGTTATGTTTAAAGCTATTCCGCTACCGCTTGAATGATTAATAGCAAATGTATTACTACCTCCATTTGATGCAAAAGAACCTGTTGCACCTGTAATAACATCAGCCGTTAAATCAAATGTTCCTAAGTTTACGTTTGCGGTTGCACCTGTATATGGTACATAACCACTTAAATCCGTTGAATAATTAGGAATATTTAAAGTGCTACCAATAAGAGTTGAAACACCAGAAGTACCTGTTGTAGTTAGCGTTATTGCATTTTGCTTATTGTTAAAAGTTGTCCAATCTGCATTATCTAAATATCCATCCACTGTGCTTGAAGCAGCAGGAATAGAAATAGCTGGAGTTGTCCCACCACTTGAAACTATTGGTGCAGTACCAGTTACATCAGTTACAAATCCACTCAAAGAAGGGAAAGTTACTAAATCTCCTTCTCCATTTATATATTGAGCGTTTGATCCTGTAAATCCTATATTAATTGTTCCAGCGGTTGTAATTGGTGAACCTGTGATTGATAAAGCATCACCATCTCTTGAAACACCTACACTTGTAACAGTTCCGTTTTGACCATTTGACTTTTGCCAAGTTCCACTTCCGTATAACACCCAATCCCCAACCGCAAAGGTTACAGGACCAGCACCAAAGTTTACAGTTCCAGCTACGTTACAAATGTACATATCCCCAGCATCACCTGTTCCATTAACTAAAGTAGGAGTATTTGTTGCAGCGTTCCAAGTACCTAAATAAGTTACTACACTTGAAGGTAATTGGCTAACTGGAACTTTACCCCCACTATCCAAAGTAGCTACACCATTAGCAGCACCCAATGGAACTGAATTAACAATCCCACTTGTACCTGTTAATACTCCATCTAAATTTCTAACTTTTGCTCCGCTTGATATTACTATTTGATTGCTCATCTTTATTATTTTATTGTAGTAAAGCCCTTACAAATTCACCACTTACCAATGCTCTGCTAAATGTTAAAATACCAGTTGCAGAAACAAATTTAACTTCCTCATCAATTGGAGTACCTGTTGCAATAATATCTTGCACATCAATACCACCTCTTGAAACGTAAAGACAATTGTAACCAATAGTGTCAGTCCAAGTAATTGAAGTTTCTCCACCAGCTGCCGTGTAACCTTTTGTCTTAACTGGATTTGCACCTACTATGATAACTCCTTCAGGGTCTACGCTTGTTCCTGTTGTATTGTATGCTCCGCTACCTTGTAGGCTAATATTATAAGTAGCCACATCCTTTTGAGGTGCGTTTATTGCTAAACTTGATATATTACAAATTCCAGCTATAACAACCAAACCATCAACTCCATTATCCACAACAAACTTAATTTCTATTGGCTCTCTTGCTAATTGCTTGTCTAACATAAACAAATAAGAAAAACCACTCAAAGTAATTAACCCATCACAAGTTACACTCCAAGTAGCTACATCGTTCTTATATTCACGAAACCAAGCACTTGATTGACTTGTTACCTCTTTTTGATCTACGTTTACATTAAACGTACAATTTGTACTACACGCAAAAGCGACATCAACCTCTGGG